CGTGAAGGACGTTGGCAAGGGCATCACGCAGGCCGTCGGCTACGGGACCCTCCCCATGACCGCGCCGTTCGCGTATCTCGGCGGGGCGATGAAGCACGGATGGAAGGGCGGCGAGAGCGGGGTGTCGGCTCTGGCCAGGAACCCGAACGGCTACTACTCGGACCCGCGCCGCCGTGGCGAGATGGCCATCGGCGTCGGCACCGCTGCCGCCGTCGCTGGCGGCGCTGCCCTGGGCGCTGGATTGGCAGGCGGGGCGACCGTGGGGACCGGTGAAGTCGTCGGCTGGACTGCCGGAGGCGCCGCCATCGAGGGCAGCGCGCTGTCGCTTGGCGGCGCCGCCGCCGGACTTGGCGGCGCAGCAGTCGGGGCCGGGGCCATCGCCGGAAGCCTGGAAGGCGCGAAGACGCTGACCGCCCAGCCCGAGCTTCCCCCAGAACCCGGCAGCATCGCCGTGCAAAGCGATCCGGTATCCGCTGACCTCGCCGCCCTCGCGAGCCAGCGGCAGCGCCGCGGCCGGGCCGGCACCATCCTGACCTCTGGCCAGACCCTCGGCGGTACGACCGGCGGCAAGACCCTGCTGGGCCAATAAGCATGGGACTCCGCGACCAGTTCAGCAAGCTGCACGCCCAGCTGGAGAGCGAGCGCCAGCCGCACGTCTCCAAGTGGCAGGACCTGGCGGATTTCATCTGCCCGTCCCGGCAGCGGTTCTTCATCAGCGACCGCAACAAGGGAGACCGCCGCAACCTGAAGATCCTGGACAACACCGCGACCCTGGCGCTGCGCACGCTCAAGGCCGGCATGATGTCGGGCATCACCTCGCCCAGCCGGCCGTGGTTCCGCCTGACCACGCCGGACCCGGACCTGGCTGAATGGGAGCCGGCAAAGGACTACCTGTTCCGCAGCGCGCAGGCGCTGCGCGACCTGTTCCTGAAGTCCAACCTGTACGCCAAGCTGCCCCTGACCTACGGCGACCTCGGCGCCTTCGGCAACGGCGCGATGGGTGCGCTGGAGGACGACGAGGACGTGCTGCGCTGCTACTCGTTCCCGATCGGCAGCTACTGGCTGGCCACCGATGCCCGCGAGCGCGTCGACACCTTCGTCCGCGAGACCACCATGACCGCGCGCCAGCTGGTCGCGCGCTTCGGTTCCCAGCACGTCAGCAGCACGGTCAAGAGCCTGGTCGATCGCAACCAGGGCGAGACCTGGGTCGAGGTCGTGCAGGTCATCGCGCCGAATCCCGACTTCAACCCGCGCGGCATCCTGCCCCGCGAGCGCCGCTTCGTGTCCTGCTGGTACGAGAAGGGCGGAGACTCGGACAAGACGCTGGGCGAGAGCGGGTTCGAGGAGTTCCCCATCTTCGCCCCGCGCTGGGAGACCACCGGCGAGGACGTGTACGGCGACGGCCCCGGCCTGGACGCTCTGGGCGACATCAAGCAGCTGCAGGCCTACGAGAAGAAGTCCATCAAGGGCGTCGACAAGACCATCGACCCGCCGCTGATCGGGCCGCCCGGCCTGCAGCGCGCGCGCGTCAGTCTGCTGCCCGGCGACATCACCTACGCCCCGCCCGAGCAGCTGGCCCATGGCGGGCTGCGCCCGATCCACGAGGTGCGGTTCGACATCAACCCCGTCGAGCTGAAGCAGCAGCAGAACCGGGCGCGCATCAAGCGGGCGTTCTTCGAGGACCTGTTCCTGATGATGGCGAGCATCGACCGCTCGAACATCACCGCCACCGAGATCGCCGAGCGCAAGGAGGAGAAGATCCAGGCGCTGGGGCCGGTGCTGGAGCACCTCAACGACGAGCTGCTGGACCCGCTCATCGACCGCGGCTTCAACATCGCCGCCAAGCGCGGCCTGCTGCCGCCGCCGCCGCCCGAGCTGCAGGGCGTGCAGCTGCGCGTCGAGTACATCAGCGTGATGGCCAACGCCCAGCGCGCGATCGCCATGGCGCAGACCGAGCGCTTCCTCGGCTTCGTTGCCGGGGCATCCAAGTTCCGCGAGGACGCGCTCGACAAGATCGACATCGACGAGGCCATCGACGACGTGGGCGAGCAGCTGGGCGTCAATCCCCGCCTGATCATCCCGACCGCGAAGGCCAACGAGACCCGCCAGGCACGCGCCCAGGCGCAGCAGCAGGCGGCACGCGCCGAGCAGGAAGCGGCCCAGGCGAAGATGGCACGCGACCTCGCCGCCACACCCATGGAGGGCGACAACGCGCTGACCCGCGTGGCCGACCTCGCCACCGGAGCAGGAGCCTGACATGGCCGAGATCCCCTACACCAAGACCGTCATCAGCCCGGGGCCCGTCATCGTGACTTGGCCCAACCTGGGCAACGGCGACACCGGCCAGCCGCTCGACGGCCTGGTCGAGTTCGCCGACCGCTCCGTCGAGGTCGAGTTCAGCGGCGCCGGCAGCGTGGCCATCAGGGGCCGCATCGCCGCGGCGGACTTCAAGACCCTGACCGACCCGCAGGGCAACGACCTGAACCTGACCACCAACAAGGTCGAGGCCGTCACCGAGCTGGTGCGCTACCTGCGCCCCGAGGCCAGCGGCATCGGCGTCAACGTGACCGTCCACCTCCTGCTGCGGAACCCCTGAGCCATGAGCATCCCCATCAGCAAGCAGGCCCGCGCCATCCTGACCGGGCTGGTCGAGACCTTCGACGCCATCGACCGCGTCAACGGGCTGGAGCAGCGCGAGGCGCAGCTGCAGGCCAGCGTCGCCAAGCTTCAGGCCGCAGAGGCCGAGGTGCTGGCCAAGATCGGCGACGCAGCCAAGGGCATGGACGCATCGCGCGCCGAGGCCCTGGCCATCGTCGAACAGGCCAAGGCCGACGCCGAGACGATCAAGGCCAAGGCCGACACCGAGGCGCGCCAGATCCGCGAAGCGGCCCTCGAGGTCGCCAAGGCGGCCAAGGCCAAGGAGAACGCCAGCGAGGCGGCCGAGCGCAAGGCCAAGGCCGGCGTCGCCGAAGCTCTCGCCACGGTCAGAGAACTGGAAGCAGCCGAGATGGCAGCCAGGGCCGTCATCGCCGAAGCTGACGCAATCGTCGCCGTGCGCGTCAAGAAGTAACACATGACGGCGGTCGGAAACATCGGCACGGCGACCATCGACTTCGGGGCAACCCCGGTAGCCGATGCCAGCGTCGCCGTCACCGGCCAGACCGACATCACCGCGACGGCCTACGTCGAGGCGTGGTTCATGGCTCGCAGCACTGCCGAGAACGACGCCGAGGCACACAAGCAGGCCGCCGCCGTGATGCGCGTCGTGTGCAGCGAGCCGACCGCCGGCGTCGGGTTCACCATCACCGCCTACTGCCTACAGGGTGCAGCTACGGGCACTTTCAAGGTCGAATGGACCTGGAGCGACTGACATGAGCTTTATCAACGGCATCTGGGAAGCCGCCACCGGCTACATCGCCAAGGTCAGCAGCGCCGGCCGGCTGAAGGTCGACCTGGAGACCGACGCGGCGGCCAACGGCGCACAGGTCGGCGCGGTTCGCCTGATGTCCGAGTGCGACCCCGGAGCGGTAACCGGGTCGCCGCTGCTGCTGTCGCCGGAAACCTCGCTGGACTACCGGCTGCGCGTCGGCAGCGATACCCTGCTGTTCACCGACACCTTCAACGCCTCGGCGCAGAACACCGCCCTCTGGTCCTACGTCTTCGCCACTCTGACCGCAGCGATGCCGGGCGCCGGCACGCTCAACTTTAGCACGGTGCAGGGAACAACCAGCGCCCACGGCGCGCACCTGCGCACCTTCCAGTTCTTCCCCGTGATCGGCACCGCCCCGCTGGCCCTGGAGTTCACGGTCGGCCAGTTCGTCGCCAACCTGGTCAGCGGCGAGGTGTTCCTGTTCGGCCAGGGCCTGCCCGGCTCGGCGATCCTGGAGCCGACCGACGGCATCTTCTTCCGACTGACGAACGCCGGCATCGCTGGCGAGATCAAGTACAACGGCGTCACCACCTCGACCGGCATCATGGAGGACCTGACCGCCTTCCCGATCGGAGACCTGCACAAGCTGGTCATCGTTGTCGGCGAGCAGGAGGTCCAGTTCTGGCATGATGACGTGTTGGCCGGCAGTTTAGAAATGCCGGCCGCGAACGGCCAGCCCTACCTGGGCGGAAGCCTGCCCGTCTTCATGCAGAAGTACAACACGGGCGCGGTGTCGAACACCAACCAGATCCGCGTGTCCGATGTCACTGTTACCCTGATGGACATCCAGACCTTCAAGCCGTGGGCGCACCAGCTCGCAGAGATGGGCCAGATGGCCTATCAGGGGCAGAACGGCGGAACGATGGGAACGACCGCGTCGCTGCCCAACGCCACCGCAGCGACCACCGTGACCGGCGGCGCCCTGTCGCAGACGGTCGCCATCAAGACCGGCCTGGGCGGCGAGGCTGGCATTCAAGCAGCCGCCGCCGGTGTGGACGGATGCGTCACCGCGTTCCAGGTCCCGACCGGCGGCATCAACCAGACGCCGCGCAACCTGATCATCACCGGCATCCGCATCGACTCGGTGAATATCGGCGCTGCTGTCGCCACCACGGCCAGCATCTTGCAGTGGTCGCTCGCCTTCGGCGCCACGGGCGGAACCATCCCGTCGCTCGCACAGGCTGAGTCGGCCAGCTTCACCACCGCCACGGCCAAGGCCTGGCGCCGCATCGCGCTGGGCATCCAGTCCTGGCTTGTCGGTGCTGCGATCGGCCAGCCGGCCGAGCAGATCACGGTCATGTTCGACTCGCCCATCGTCGTGTCGCCTGGCCAGTGGGTCGCTGTCGTGGCCAAGTTCATCGTCGGAACCGCGACCGCCTCGCAGGTCGAGTGGTCAACCATCACCTTCGACGCGCACTACGAATGAGCCTCCTCATCCGCCGACGCTACACGCGCAGCCTGCTGGGCGGAGTCTTCGACTGGCTGATCCGCGCCCGCCGCCGGGGGCGCCGATGAGCAACGCCGCCGACGAGATGAAGGTCGAAGACCAGCGCCAGAGCGCCGACTTCCAGGCGCGCGAGGCGCGGCTCGACCTGATGCAGGTGCTATCAACGCCGCGCGGGCGCCGCTTCGTGTGGCGAGTGCTGGCGATCGCGCGCACCTACGAGCAGAGCTTCACCGGCGATCCGCTGACCACCGCGTTCAACGAGGGCCGGCGTGCTGTAGGAAACCAGATCCTGGCCGAACTGAACGAGACGGCACCGGAGGCCTTCGTCCTCATGCTCCGCGAGCAGCAGCGGGCCGCACGCGAGGTCGAGCAGACCAGCGACGCCCGCCAGGAGACCGAGACCGATGGCTGATCAGGCCGCCACCTCCGAGCAGACCACCGCCACCGGCGCACAGTCGGGCGGCGGCGCAGCTGCGGCCGGCGGCAGCACGATCGCCACGGGCGGCGGGACCAGCACCACCGCGACCGGCACCCAGCAGACCGCCGCGACTGGCGGCCAGGGTCAGCAGACCGGCGGCCAGAACACCGGCACCACCCAGACCACGACCGGGGCGCAGGGCACCCAGCAGACCCAGACGCCCGCCGAGATCGCCGCCAAGGACCTGAAGCTGCCGCAGGGCTTCGAGCCCGCCGCCGCCGAGCAGGTCGCCGGCCTCGCCAAGGCGATGGGCTGGTCGAAGGACCAGGCGCAGAAGTACCTCGACCACGCCGCCGCCCAGGCACCCGCTGCGCAGGCCGCGCGCGCCCAGGCCCAGGAGCAGCAGACCAAGGGCTGGCACGAGGCGATCGCCAACGATCCGACCTTCGGCGGCCAGGCCTTCGAAGGCACCAAGGTCAACGCCAAGCGCGGCATCGACGCGCTGGTCAAGGCCGGCCACCTGAGCCAGGAGGACATCGCGTTCCTCGACTCCAGCGGCTACGGCAACCATCC